TACTGGCGCTTGAGGGCGTCGCCGACCGCGTTACGCAGGCTAACAATGTTAGCGGGGGCGAGTTCCGCTTCGACGGCGGGGGAGGGGGAGGCGATCACTTGAGACATTCTCTAACCTTCTAATGATCCGGGTTTGTGGAGTATGCAACTAGGATCATCGCTGCATGGTCTATATTATACCACGATTTGAGTCCGAATTCAACCTTCCCGTAAACAATAAATTACCCCGGGAGCCCCTAACTTTGTTAGCGTAAACGGCGCGGCGACACCCCACCCCCCGGAAATTGGCTCAAGGGGAGGTAGGGCCCCAGTGCACACTAATCCACACACTCGATCACCCATTTTTAAATTCGGTCGGCGGGTGTAATACTTTATTAGACGACTCCATGTACGGCTATTTGGGGTCCTTGACGCAAAGACCCCCCTCCCCCCTTTTATCTATTTCAGGATAGTTCGGGATAATTCGGTATAGAAACACCCCCCGTCAAGGGACCCGCACCCCCTGCCTATTGCACCACCCCATTTTTCTGTTACATTCGCGGCATTCCCGAACTCTTTTCGGTGCCATGATCCCTGTTGAGCCTACTTCGGAGCATCCTGTTCCGTTCGATTTGTCTGATGAGCAGCCCAAGACTCATGCAGACGCAGTAGCCGTTGCTGTAAATACGGTTGATCTCATCAACCAACTCGGCGGAAGCATTGATTTCGCTGACGACGACCTGCACAAGGCCAAGGCTCTGGTCACCGGGGAGGGCAAAAGCAAGACCCCCAAACATGTTGCCTCTGCTGCGGAAGCTGCTGCGGCGCATCACCTCATTCGCAGGTTCGATTTCAACGCTTTTGCCGACGCACTGCAGGCGCGCAACTACATCACCAACAAGCTAGTGGCGCTCACCGACTGCGGAGACCCGAAGTTGGAACTCAAAGCCTTGGAGTTGCTGGGCAAGCATTCCGATATTGGCCTCTTTACCGAGCGCAGCGAGATCACTGTGCACCACACAACCAGCAAATCGCTGGAGGAATCCATTAAGGAACGCGTCAAGCGCCTCATGAATGCTGAGGTGACGGACGTGACCAACCTGATCGACGAACTCGACGACGTTGAAGAGAAAAAACGGGTGGAAAAAGAGAACGCTGCAGAGGAAATCGACATCGACCCCGAAAATCCGGACGCAGACCCCGGGGAAACCCAATGAGCGACATCTCGCTCAAGGATATTGAGACTCTGATCCAGTCCGGGAAGCTCTCGGAGTCGGACATGCGCGTGCTGGAAGCCCAGCTTATTAAGCTGGAGAAGCTAAAAGAGCGCGAACTTGCTCAGACCAAGTTCATTAAGTTCGTGGAAAAGGTCTGGCCGACGTTCATTTCGGGCGCGCATCACAAGCGCATGGCCGAAGCCTTTGAGCGGGTAGCCGAGGGCAAGTGCAAGCGACTGATTATTAATATGCCGCCCCGGCATACCAAGTCTGAGTTTGCGTCTTACCTGCTCCCGGCTTGGTTCCTAGGTAGATTCCCGCATAAGAAGGTCATTCAGGCGTCCAACACGGGTGAATTGGCCGTGGGTTTTGGCCGTAAGGTGCGTAACTTGGTGGACTCTGAGGTCTACCACGATATATTCCCCGATCTGGTCCTGAGTGCCGACTCCAAAGCAGCGGGACGTTGGAACACGTCCAAGGGCGGTGACTACTTCGCTATCGGTGTGGGCGGTACGGTGACTGGTAAGGGTGCCGACGTGCTCATCATCGACGACCCGCACTCAGAACAGGAAGCAGCTATGGCGGCTGTGAATCCTGAGGTGTATGATAAGGTCTACGAGTGGTATACCTCGGGACCACGGCAGCGTCTGCAGCCGGGGGGAGCTATTGTCATCGTTATGACCCGGTGGGCCCAGCGGGACCTCACCGGACAAGTGCTCAAGAGCGCCGCGCAACGCGGTGAGACCGACTGGGAAGTCATTGAGTTCCCGGCGATTCTTCCCAGTGGACGCCCGCTGTGGCCTCAGTTTTGGTCGATCCAAGAACTTGAAGCGCTACGCGAAGAACTTCCCAATTCCAAGTGGCAGGCCCAGTACCAGCAGAACCCTGTTGGTAACGAGTCAGCTATCGTTAAGCGAGACTGGTGGCAGTGGTGGGAGGAGGATGAGCCTCCCCGGTGCGAGTTCATTCTGCAGTCTTGGGACACGGCCTTTGAGAAACATCAGCGGGCCGACTTCTCCGCTGGGACGACGTGGGGTGTGTTTGAGAACCCCAAAGACGGCAACCGACCGAATCTGATCCTGCTCAACACGTACAAGAAGCGCGTGGAGTGGGTGGAACTCAAGCGGGATGTGCTGCAGGAGTACAAGGACTACGAACCCGACAGCCTGATTATTGAAAAGAAGGCGACCGGAGCGCCGCTTATCTATGAGCTTCGGGCGATGGGCATCCCTGTACAAGAATATACACCGAGCAAAGGGCAAGATAAGATTGCTCGGTTGAACAGTGTCTCGGACATTATTGCCTCGGGAAAAGTATGGGTGCCACGCACCCGCTGGGCCGAGGAGCTTGTTGATGAGATCGCGGCGTTCCCGTCAGGCGAACACGACGACTTGGTTGACGCCACGACACTTGCATTGATGCGATTCCGTCAGGGTGGGTTCCTGCGCCTACCATCCGACGAGCCTGAAGATATTCAATGGTTTAAGAGCCCGCGCAGAGAGCGGTTCTACACGGTTTAAGGAAACACCATGCCGATGGATAAAGGTTTGTATCAGGCTCCGGTTGGACTGGAAGAGGCAGCAATGGCCGCCGAGCCTATCGAAATTGAGATCGAAGACCCGGAGTCTGTGAACATTCACATGGGCGATCTGGAGATTGATCTGGAGCCCAAGGAAGATACCGCAGAAGACTTTGACGCTAACCTCGCCGACTTCCTCGACGAAGGCGTGTTGGACTCGCTGGGGGCGGAGCTTGTTGAAGACTTCAACAAAGATAACGGCGACCGCAAAGATTGGATTCAGACCTATGTGGACGGTCTGAAGCTGCTGGGCCTCAAGTACGAAGAGCGTACCGAGCCGTGGCAGGGCGCTTGCGGCGTGTTCCACCCGATGCTCACCGAGAGCGTTGTTCGGTTCCAGTCCGAGTCCATGATGGAGACGTTCCCTGCCATGGGTCCGGTCAAGACCACCATCATCGGCAAAGACACCAACGAGGTTCAAGACGCGGCCAACCGGGTTCGCGACGACATGAACTACCAGCTTACTGAGGTGATGCAGGAGTATCGCCCCGAGCACGAGAAGCTGCTGTGGAACCTGCCGATCGCTGGCTCTGCGTTCAAGAAGGTCTACTACGATCCGAGCAAGGGTCGCCAAGTTGCCATGTTCATCCCCGCCGAGGACATCGTTGTCCCTTACGGCGCGTCCAGCCTTGAGTCCTCCGAGCGGGTCACGCACCAGATGCGTAAGACCGAGAACGAGGTTCTTAAGCTGATGGAGGCTGGGTTTTACCGCGACGTTGATCTGGGTACGCCGAGCCACGAGCTTGACGATATTGAGAAGCAAAAGGCCGAAGAGATGGGCATGTCTGCCATCTCGGATGATCGGTTCCGCATCCTTGAGATGCACGTCAACCTCGACCTCAAGGGCTTTGAAGACAAGAACAAACAGGGCGAGCCGACGGGCATCGCGTTGCCGTATGTGGTCACTATCGAGAAGGGCACGCACAAAGTCTTGGCGATCCGCCGCAATTGGTACGAAGAGGACAAGCTCAAGCTCAAGCGACAGCATTTCGTCCATTACCAATACATTCCCGGGTTTGGTTTCTATGGCTATGGCCTCATCCACCTCATCGGTGGCTACGCCAAGAGCGCGACCATGCTTATCCGCCAGCTTGTTGACGCTGGCACTTTGTCTAACCTCCCCGGTGGTCTCAAATCTCGCGGGCTGCGAATCAAGGGAGATGACACTCCTATTGCGCCGGGAGAATTCCGAGACGTAGATGTGCCCAGCGGTTCGATCCGCGACAACATCCTGCCGCTGCCCTACAAGGAGCCGAGCCAGACCCTGTACGCCCTGTTCCAGCAGATCGTGCAAGAGGGCCGCGCGTTCGCTTCCGCTGGCGATATGAAGGTCAGCGACATGTCCAGCCAAGCCCCGGTGGGCACCACGCTGGCCATTCTTGAGCGCACCCTGAAAGTGATGACCGCTGTGCAGTCTCGTCTGCACTACGCCATGAAGCAGGAGTTCAAACTGCTCAAGGCCATCATCGCCGACTACTGCGAGTCTGAGTATTCCTACACTCCGGATACGGGTCGCCGACAGGTTCGTCGTGAGGACTACGACATGGTGGACGTGATCCCCGTGTCTGACCCGAACGCCGCCACCATGGCGCAGAAGATCGTGCAGTACCAAGCCGCACTGCAGTTGGCTCAGAGCGCCCCGCAGCTATACGACATGGGCCAGCTTCACCGCCAGATGCTGGAGGTGCTGGGCATCAAGAACGTGCAGAAGATTCTGCCGATCGAGGATGACATTGTCCCGATGGACCCCGTGCAGGAGAACCAGAACCTGCTCACCGGCAAGCCGGTCAAGGCGTTCATCGAGCAGAACCACGAGGCGCACATCCAAGTGCACATGGCTGCCATCCAGAATCCGAAGATTCAGCAACTGATGCAGATGAACCCGCAAGCCCAGCAGATCATGGCTGCGGCGATGGCGCACATCAACGAGCACATTGCACTGGAGATGCGCAAGCAAATCGAGATGCAGATGGGTATGCCCCTGCCTCCGGAAGAGGATGAGGATGGCGAGAAGCTTGTTCTGCCGCCGCAGATGGCCGACCAGATTGCCATGATGGCCGCTCAGGCGTCTCAGCAGATTCTCCAGCGCGATCAGGCCATGGCCCAGCAGCAAGCTGCTCAGCAGAAGATGCAGGACCCTATCGTCCAGATGCAGATGCAAGAACTGCAGATCAAACAGCAGGACCTGCAACTCAAAGCCCAGAAGCAGCAGATCGAAGCCGCTGCCAAGGCCGACCAGATTCGTATCGAAGAAGCTCGCATCGCAGCCCAGAAAGAGATTGCCGCTATGCAGGTGGGTGCCACCGCAGCCGCTACTCGGGACAAGCTGGCGCGACAGCAGCAGACGGAAGGACTTCGCATCGGCATCGACGCGGCTAAACACCGTGCTCAGATGGCGGCGCAAGTGCTGCAACGGGCGCAGCAGAAACAGCCCAGCAAACCCCCTAAGAAGGAGACTGATTGAGCAATGAACATAAGGTACTAGCGTACCTTGCTAAAGAGATCGCCAAGGTGCGGGATGAAAATTCCGCGTTCTTGGCTGCTGGTCGCGCTAGCGACTTCGCCGAGTATCGGCATGTCTGTGGGTTTATCCGGGGTCTGAACACCACAGAACAACTAATCAACGACCTTGTGCAACGAATGGATCAAGACGATGAGTGATATTTCTAGCTTTAACGCGCAGGCAATCGACCTTTCCGGTCTGCTGAACAAGCCTGATGAGCAGAAAGCTAAGCAGCTTCCCGACCCCAAAACCTTCCACCTGCTTTGCGTGGTGCCGGAGGCTATGGAGGAGTATCAGGACAGCGAGATTGGCATCATTAAGTCCAGCCAAGCCATGCATTACGAGGAGGTCCTGACCCCCGTGCTGTTCGTGGTGAAGGTGGGCCCCGACGCCTACAAAGATGCTACCCGCTTCCCTAGCGGTCCTAGCTGCAAGGAAGGTGACTTCGTCATCGTCCGACCCAATTCGGGCACTCGCCTGAAGATTCATGGCCGTGAGTTCCGCATCATCAACGATGATTCGGTCGAGGCCGTTGTTGAAGACCCGCGCGGCATCACCCGCGCTGCCTAAGGAGTAAGAAATGCCTAAGTTTGGAGCAGATGCAGGGTTTGGCGACGAGTTTGAGTTTCCTGATGAAAAAGAGGACCGCCTCAAACAAGAGGTGAAAGACGAGGACAAGAAGCCGGAGATCGAGATCGAGGACGATACCCCGATTGAGGATCGCGGCCGCAAGCCCATGAAAGAGCCGGTGGAAGACCCCACCGAAGATGAACTTTCGTCCTACGACGAGAAGGTCCAAGCTCGCATCAAGAAGTTCACCCGTGGCTATCACGACGAGCGCCGAGCCAAGGAAGAAGCACTACGTGAGCGTGAGGCCGCAGAACTCTTTGCGCGCCAGATGTACGAGGAGAACAAAAAGCTGCAACAGCAACTGTCCTCGGGCAGCAAGCAGCTTATTGCGACTTCTCAAAACGCCGCTGAAATTGAACTAGTCGCCGCCAAGAAGAAATTTAAGGATGCGTACGAGTCTGGTGACGCCGACCTGATTGCAGAAGCGCAGGCTGAGATTGCCGAAGCTACGCTGAAGGTCAATCGCGCCAAGGAGCTTCGTCCGATCGAAGTTAGGGAAACCGAGTTCAAGCCCCCCGTGGCTGCACCTCAACCCCCGCTCGCTCGCCGTACCCAGAAGTGGTTGGAGGAAAACAACGACTGGTGGGGCAAAGACGAAGAAATGACTGCAATGGCCATGGGGCTTGACAAAAAGTTGCAGCGCGAATATGGTCCCGAATACATCGGTAGTGATGAGTATTTCAAAACTATCGACCGCACTATGCGGAAACGTTTTCCCGAGTTCTTCGCAGAAGACCGGAGCGATGAGGAAGAGCAGGACCAGCCTCGCCGAAAGAGGTCCGAACCGGCTTACGAGGAAGAACCTCCGCGCCGTGCACCAAAACCCGCAGCGGTTGTGGCTCCGGCCTCCCGCAGCACCCCGCCTAGTCGCATCCGACTGAAGGCATCCGAAGCGGCGATTGCACGCCGACTTGGGGTTCCTTTGGAAGAGTACGCGAAACAGGTTGCACAACTGAAACGAGGTGAATGATGGAACAGCAGGTTCAAGGTAAACAAAATCGTCTGGCTCGTGAGCTAGACACCCGCCAAGTGATGGCTCGTCCTCAAGCTTGGCGTCCGCCGGAAACTCTGCCGTCCCCGGACCCGCGTCCCGGTTGGACGCACCGTTGGGTGCGCACTTCCACTATGGGCTCCGCTGATCCGAGCAACATCTCCTCTAAGTTGCGTGAAGGATACGAACCCTGCAAAGCAGAGGACTATCCTGAAATGATGATGCACGCGTCTACCGAAGGTCGATTCAAAGGGTCGATCGAAGTGGGCGGACTGTTGCTCTGCCGGATTCCGGAAGAGTTCTTGAAGCAACGGATGGAGTACTACTCCAACCAGAACAAGGCTCAGATGGATTCTGTGGACAACAATTTCCTTCGTGAGAGTGATCCTCGGATGCCCCTTTTCTCTGAGAAGAAGTCCAAGGTCACTTTCGGTTCTGGTTCTTAATCGGAGTTTTTAAATGGCTTCTACCGCTTCTCCCTACGGCTTCCGTGCCGTGAATGAGCTTGGCGGCCTGCCCTATGCTGGCAGCACCCGTACCTTCCTCATTAACCCCGCTGGCTACAGCAACAACATCTTCAACGGCTCGCTGGTTTTCGTCGGTTCCGACGGCTACCTGCAACTGGTGACTGCCACTGGCGCTGACGCGACCACCAATGCCTTCCCGGCTGGCACCACCCTGACTGGCGCTGTTGGCGTGTTCGTGGGCTGCTCCTACTACAACGCTCAAGGTCAACTGATCTTCTCGCAGTACTACCCGGCCAACACGACCGGTGTGGTTCAGGCGATGGTGATCGACGATGACCGTACCGTGTTCCAAGTGCAGGCCAACGGCTCGCTGGCTCAGACCACTCTGGGCAACAACGTGTATCTGGCCAACGCTCAGTCCACCAGCACCGGCTCCACCCAAAACGGCAACAGCAACATCGCTGTGTCGTCCAGCACTGTCACCACCTCCGCTGCTTTCCGCATCGTTGGCTTCGTGAACAGCACCACCTCTCAAGTGGGTGATGCTTACACCGACATTCTGGTGAAGTTCAACCCCGGCTACCACAGCTACTCCAACGCTGTTGGTCTGTAATTAAGGAGTACTAAGAAATGGCTATCTCTCGTGCACAACTTCTGAAGGAACTCCTGCCCGGCCTGAACGCCCTGTTCGGTATGGAGTACGCTCGCTACGGCGAAGAGCACAAGGAAATCTACGAAACCGAGACTTCCGAGCGTTCGTTCGAAGAAGAAACCAAACTGTCTGGCTTCGCTGCCGCCCCCGTGAAGAACGAAGGCTCTGCGATCGCTTACGACAACGCGCAGGAAGCTTGGTCTACCCGCTACACCCACGAAACCATCGCTCTGGGCTTCTCCATCACCGAAGAAGCTGTGGAAGACAACCTGTACGACAGTCTGTCTGCCCGCTACACCAAGTCGCTGGCTCGTGCTATGGCCTATACCAAGCAGGTTAAGGCTGCTGCGGTCCTGAACAACGGCTTCTCGTCCAGCTACAAGGGTGGCGACGGTGTGGCTCTGTTCTCTACCGCTCACCCGCTGGTGTCTGGTGGTACCAACGCCAACACCCCGTCTACCCAAGTTGACCTGAACGAGACTTCTCTGGAAGCCGCCGTTATTCAGATCGCCGCTTGGACGGACGAACGCGGCCTGCTGATCGCTGCCAAGCCCAAGAAGCTGGTGGTTCCCCCGAGCCTGATGTTCGTTGCCAAGCGCCTGCTGGACACCGAACTGCGTGTCTCTACTGCTGATAACGACATCAACGCTATCAAGCAGATGGGTGCCATCCCTGACGGCTACACCGTCAACCACTTCTTGACCGACAACAACGCTTGGTTCCTGACGACCGACGTGCCCAACGGTATGAAGCACTTTGTGCGGACCCCGCTGAGCCAGTCCATGGACGGCGACTTTGATACCGGTAACGTCCGTTACAAGGCCCGCGAGCGTTATTCGTTCGGCTGGTCTGACCCCCTCGGCATGTGGGGTTCTTCCGGTTCGACCTAAATCGTCCGGAAAAGCTAGAAAAAGGGGCCTTGTGCCCCTTTTTCTTTTGGTATATATTGCTTTCAATCCGGGGTCCCCCGGTGCACCTTACAGTCCCGGCTGACGACATGCAGATAGGTGCACCCCAACTCGCATGTGAGGAATCTCATGGCTAACACCACTTTCAACGGGCCGGTTCGTTCCCAGAACGGCTTCCAATCCATCACCGTCAACTCCACCACTGGCGCTGTCACCGTTACTGCCTCCATCAACGGCGGTACCGTGAGCCTGCCCAACCTGCCCACCGCTGACCCCCATGTGGCTGGTCAAGTCTGGAACAACGCTGGCGTTCTGACCGTCTCCGCTGGTTAATAGGAGCCTGACATGGCGATGCAAACCGATGTAAAAGCCACTTCGCTGGCAGCATCGGGCTCCGTGTTTGGTGCCCGTACTCGCGTGCGTGGTGCCCTCATTGAGCCCGGCGCAAGTGCGGGTAGCGTCGTCTTCAAAGACGGCGGTTCCAGCGGTACGACTGTGATGACGATCAACACCGTTGCTAACGGCGATCCGTTCCCCGTTCTGATTCCGGCCGAGGGCGTGCTGTTTTCCACGGATGTCTACGTCACGCTTAGTAACACCAAGATCACGGTGTTCTATGGCTAAGACCCCGGCATGGCAGCGCAAGGAAGGCAAGTCCGAGAAGGGTGGCTTGAACGCCAAGGGGCGCGCCTCTGCGAAGGCCCAAGGGATGAACCTAAAACCCCCGCAACCCGAGGGCGGAAAACGGCGCGACTCTTTCTGCGCGAGGATGAGTGGGATGAAGAAGAAGCTCACGTCCGAGAAGACCGCGAAAGACCCAAATTCCCGGATTAACAAGAGCCTGAGAGCGTGGAATTGCTGAAATGACTCAACATCAGGACACGATCAGGAACACGTTGGACATCCTCTCGGTGTTCGCAGCTATTGGCTCCTTCTTAAATCTGATGACTCCAGTCTTCGGTCTTATTGGCGCTGTCTGGACCGTAATGCGCATAGCTGAAATGGTCGCTGGCAAGCCGTTTGCGGAACTCATCCGCCGCAAGAAAGCCGACGATGCCGAGCAGCAGTAAGAAGCAACACAACTTCATGGAGGCGGTGAAGCACAACGCTGCCTTTGCGAAGAAAGTGGGAGTGCCTCAATCCGTTGGGGCCGATTTTTCAGAGGCAGATAAAGGTCTGAAGTTCAACGGTGGCCCCCGCCAGCGCCCTGACCTGCAGAAGATTGCTAGTCCCAAAACCGAGCACGGCAAGACCGCGCTATTTTCTAGAGGTGGTGAAATGAAAGAATCCAAAGCAATGGCCAAGAAAGAGATCGCCTTCATGCAAAAGAAGGGCGCTCCCGCTTCCATGGTCAAGCACGAGAAGGCCGAGTACGGCATGAAGAGCGGTGGTATCACCAAGGCCAAGATGGGCGCTGTGCGCACTGCTGCTCCCAGCAAAGATGGCATTGCCTCCAAGGGTAAGACCAAAGGCACCCAGATCAAGATGTCTGGCTCCAAGCCGCTGGGCATGAAAAAGGGCGGCAAAGCCTGCTAAGGAGCCAACATGGCTAGTCAAGCTGAACTCATGAAGGCGTATCGCCCTCGCCGCACTCCCGGCTCTGCCGACGATGCCGTGTACTCGGACTCTAAAAAGTCCATGCTGCAAGACGTGCAGGACGAAAAGGACCGGGAGAAGATCAAAGGCATGGGCTATGCCAAAGGCGGCTCTGCTTCTAGCCGTGCCGACGGCTGCTGCTCTAAGGGTAAGACTCGCGGAAAGATGGTGTAACCATGGCTACTCGCGCTGAAGTTCGAAATACGCGGTGGAGCAATCTGCCTGACCTCAATGAGGATGTGGTCGAGCGCAGCCGGGAGGATCTTGCCAAGGTCAAAAAGGGTGCGAACCCGCCTGCCTCTGCTAAGGGCGCAGCGCGAGATGTGGTGCGTGAAGCTGGTCGCCGCGCAGGTGTTCGGCTTGGTTCTCGTGCGGGTCTTGGTGCCGCTGCCCTACAGGGCGGCTACGATCTTGGCCGTGAAATTGATGAGCGTACTGGCGCTGGCAAAAAGCTGGTTGAAGAATCCGGCCTCGGGGCTGCCGCCGAACGCGCCGTCAATAAGCGGGACAAAGTCACCCTGACCCGTGGTGCTCGTGAGCGCCTTGAGGATATGGAAGACGCAGAGATTGCCCGTAAGGTGGACGAAGAGATGGCCGCCGAAAAGGCTAACAAGCGCGACTCTGGTTCCGAGTACAAGAAGGGCGGCTCCGTCAAGGGATGGGGTCAAGCTCGTGGGGCCCGCAAGGCTAAGGTGTACTGAAATGAGAGCAAGCCGAGGTATGGGGGTAATCAACCCCTCCAAAATGCCCGAGGGCGTTAAGAAGCCTCGGCGTGACGACACTGACTTCACCGAGTACGCCGAGGGCGGCAAAGTGAATGCGGCTGGTAACTACACCAAGCCGAGCCTGCGCAAACGGATCGTCGCTCAAGTAAAAGCTGCGGCAACTCAGGGCACCAAGGCGGGCCAGTGGTCCGCACGCAAGGCGCAGCTTGTGGCCAAGAAGTACAAGGCAGCTGGTGGAGGGTACCGAGATTGAAAGCGCCTCAGCAATCGCTCAAGGACTGGACCGCCCAGAAGTGGCGGACTAAGTCTGGTAAACCGTCTTCCAAGACTGGTGAGCGATACCTGCCTGAGGCCGCGATCAAGGCACTGAGCCCCTCCGAGTACGCAGCGACGACGAAAGCCAAGCGCGCTGGTAAGAAGGCGGGCAAACAGTTTGTGAAACAGCCACCCAAGGTGGCGGTAAAGACAGCGAGGTACCGGTGATGGCTGAGAAATGGATTCAGAAGGCGATCAAGAAGCCCGGTGCCTTGCGCTCCGCGCTTGGCGTGAAGGGCGATAAGCCGATCCCCGCTAAGAAGCTAGCCGCTGCCGCCAAAAAACCCGGCAAGATGGGTCAGCGTGCGCGGCTAGCCGAGACCCTCAAGAAGATGAAGTAAATGGACCGCGACGACCTTGCGCTTTTTAAGGCTCAAGCTAAGGCCGAACTTAATCGGCTGGAAGCACAGAGCACCGCCAAAGATGTAGCGGGCAAAGCCATTGGCAAACATGGGCTAGCCTACATCACGGCCATTGTTGTGATCGGCGTAATTGCTAGTCTTTTCCTCGATAAGGACAAGATTGCAGCAGTTATGGGCTTGCTGGGCTCTTCGTTGGTGGCGCTCATCAGCATGCTCAATGGCGTAGCAGGGGCCAACCCCAAGCAAGAGAAACCCGAATTTGAAGTCATGAAGCAGCTGATCGACAAGCTTGACCGACTGGATCGCCAAGAACAGCCCATGCAAGTGGACGTTGAGGGCGACAAGGTGACGGTGCGCAAAGGTGATAGCGTCGTGACGGCTAAGAAGGAATAACATGGCTACCTCCGGGACCGCAACTTTTAACCTCGATCTCGTTGAAATCGTCGAGGAGGCGTTTGAGCGCTGCGGCTCGGAAATGCGCACGGGCTACGACCTGAAGACCGCGCGTCGGTCTCTGAACCTGCTGTTTGCCGATTGGGCCAACCGTGGCATCAATATGTGGACGTTTGAGCAAGGCACTGTGAACCTTACTCCCGGCCAAGCTACTTACCCGCTGCCGAATGATACGGTTGATCTGATTGAGCATGTAATTCGTACTGGGGCTGGCTCCGCGTCTACACAGGCTGACCTGACCATCACGCGTATTAGTGTTTCTACGTACGCCACGATCCCCAACAAGCTGGTTCAAGGTCGCCCTATTCAGATCTGGATCGAGCGCTTGGATACACCCCGGTTTACCGTGTGGCCCGTGCCTGATGCCACGCAGCCTTGGCAGTTGATCTACTGGCGTCTGCGCCGTATTGATGACGCAGGTAGTGGTACGAACACTATGGACATGCCGTTCCGATTCATTCCGGCAATGATTGCTGGTCTGGCGTATCAGCTATCTATGAAGATCCCCGGTGCGATCGACCGCATGCAGGTCCTGAAGGCTCAGTACGACGAGGCTTGGGCGCTGGCATCTGAGGAAGACCGCGAGAAGGCCGCCGTGCGCTTTGTGCCTCGGCAACAGTTTATTGGTGGTACCTAATGGGTAATCGGTTTGCTTCTGGCAAGAAGGCAATCTCGCAGTGTGATCGCTGCGGGCAACGCTTTTTGCTGAAGCTGCTCAAGCGCGAAGTCATTAAAGGGAAGAACTACGACCTTTTGGTGTGCAAAGAATGCTGGGACCCGGACCATCCGCAACTGCATTTGGGCGAGTTCCCGGTCGATGACCCGCAGGGGCTTAGGAACCCGCGTCCGGACAACACCTACCAGATTGCCGGTACTGGAGCCGATGGGTACCTTACCGGGGGTAGTCGTGTTATCCAGTGGGGCTGGAATCCTGTAGGGGGGTCGTCGTTTTTCGACGCGCTTTTGACCCCCAATAACTTGGTTTCTACCGTACAAATCGGTACAGTAGAGGTCGTAACGACGTAAGGAGTCGATGATGGACGCAAAGACCGCCGTGCACAAGCACGAAAAGAACATGCACCCGGGCCAGAAGCCGACCAAGCTGCGCGCTGGTGGCAAGACCAATTCGGACATGCTCAAGATGGGCCGCAATCTGGCTAAGGTTGCGAACCAGAAGAGCCCCGGCCGCAAGGGAGGCTAATATGGCCACCTATCGCAACCCCACGTACAAGCCGCTGCAGGAAGCGGGTACTTCCAATAACAAGGAGTACCTGAAGAACGCTAACGTGTCTGTAGCTAACACCCGCAGTGGCGACTACCCGGGCGTCAAGACCGACGGTATCAAGATTCGTGGTACCGGCGCTGCGACCAAGGGCGTCAAGGCTCGCGGCCCCATGGCCTGAGGATAGTATGAACTACACCCAGTTGACTGCTGCTATCTGCGACTACACGCAGAGCTTTGAGACTGACTTCGTTGCGAACCTTCCGGTGTTCGTGAAGCAGGCTGAGCAGCGCATCTATAACTCGGTGCAGTTCCCCTCACTCCGCAAGAACGTCACGGGGTCGGTTACGCCGACCAACAAGTATTTGTCGTGCCCCAACGACTTTCTGTCTGCCTACTCGATGGCAGTGATTGATGCTTCGGGCAACTACGAGTACTTGCTGAACAAGGATGTGAACTTCATCCGTCAGGCGTATCCCAACCCGACGACCGACGTTGGCTTGCCCAAGTACTACGCGTTGTTTGGTCCGACTGTGTCTGGCGGGACGATCTCGGATGAGCTTAGCTTCATTCTCGGCCCCACGCCTGATGCAGCCTACTCTGTCGAACTGCACTATTACTACTATCCGGAGTCGATCACGGTCGCTGCGGACGGTCAGACTTGGCTGGGTGACAACTTTGATACCGTGTTGCTGTACGGCTCGCTGGTTGAGGCGTACACCTACTTGAAGGGTGAAGCCGACCTCATGGCGCTCTACGACGGTAAGTACAAAGAGGCTCTTGCACAGGCGCAGCGTCTGGGTGATGGGCTGGAGCGTAGCGATGCGTACCGTAGTGGGCAGTATCGTGTGGCTCCGCTACCGCAGAATAGCGGGGTTCGGTAATGGCCTTTACTGGAAATGCCACGTGTGCCCCGTTCAAGCTTGCCGGATTCAACGGCAATATCGACTTCAACACGGACACGCTGTACATCGCGCTGTACACCAACGCGGCTACGCTGGACGCCAACACGACTGCATACACGACGGTTGGTGAGGTAGTGGCCTCTGGCTACACTGCGGGCGGGAAGGTTCTGACGTCTTCGATCCCCGTCTACGATAACGGTGTAGCTTATGTGACCTTCCAGAACGTTGAGTGGACAGCAGCTTTCACGGCTCGTGGCGCGCTGATCTACAAGCCCGGCGACAACGGTGCAATCTGCGTGCTGGACTTTGGCAGCGATAAGACTTCCACGACGACCTTCACGGTGCAGTTCCCCGCTGCTACCAACACCTCCGCAATCATCCGTATCGCTTAAGGAGCGACCATGTCGAACGAACTTTCTAACTTTGGCGACCACGCACAAGTGACCATGCAGTCCAACGTTGCGGGTTCTGAGTCTGTTGGCGTTGAGGGCTGCTACCACGTAGTCTGCCGTGATGCCGACGGTAACATTAAGTGGGAAGATTCCTTCCCCAACCTCGTGAACGCTGTTGGCAAGCAGCTGATGCTGGACACCCTGCTGTCTGGGTCTTCCTACACCACGGTTGGTCCGTTCCTCGGTCTGATCTCTGGTTCGACCCCGACGTTTACGGCCAACGACACCATGGCTTCGCATACGGGTTGGACTGAGTTCACCAACTACACGGTGGGCGGTTCCGCAGTGCGTGGCACTGCTGTCTTCACCTCGGCCACTTCCACTGGCAGCAGCCCGAGCAACGTGACCACCAAGACGGCTGGTGCGGTCACCTACACTATCACGGGCGCTGGCGGCACTGTTGGCGGTTGTTTCCTCGTCACTGGTGCAGGCGCATCCTCTACGCTTGGCAATACTTCTGGTACGCTGTACAGCGCTGGGGCCTTTGCTACGGCTAAGATCACTACGGCAGGTGACACTGTCAGCGTTACCTACAGCACCACGGCAACGTCTTAATAGGGAGTCCTGAATGGCTCTGGTCCTAGCGAACCGTGTCCAAGAAACGGCCACGGCGAACACTACTGTAAGTTTCACGCTTACGGGGGTTGTGTCGGGGTATCAATCGTTTGCTGCAATTGGCAACGCAAACACCACTTACTACTCGGCTACTGATGCTGCCGGGCAGTGGGAGGTGGGTCTTGGTACGTACTCCACTACGGGCCCAACGCTGACTAGGACGACGGTCTACGCTTCCAGCAATTCTGGGAGCGCTGTCACTTTTTCGGGCGTTGTAAACGTATTCGTCACCTATCCTTCTGGCAAGTCGATCAACCTCGATGCGAGCGGTAATGCGTCTGCATTGGGTACGGTCTCCTCCGGTACGTGGCAAGGTTCTACTGTTGGCGTCGCCTACGGCGGTACGGGTGTTACTGCATCTTCCGGGGCCAACTCGGTAGTGCTGCGCGATGCAGACCAGAATATCAGCGTTAACAGCGTTACGCAGGCGCGAGCAGTTGTCACTTCTGCAGGGGGCACTACCACGCTGACCGCAGCTTCTCCGCACTTTCAAGTGCTGGTGGGTACTGCTACGCAAACGTTCCGCTTGCCCGATGCATCGCTGCTGCCCCCCGGCTCTTCGTGGATTTTTGATAACGACTCCACCCAGAACCTGACCGTTGTCGACAACGCTTCGGGGCCTATTGATACGGTTGCTCCGGGCGGCTATGCCACGGTTTTCCTTGAGTCCAATGCCACGGTGGCAGGTGAGTGGGGCCGCTTTGGCATGATCCCCGCCGAGGTTGACTGGGGTACCAATAGCCTTAACCTGAACGGGACTGTCATTAGTGGTGGTACTTGGCAGGGCGGTACGGTTCAGCCCGGTTATGGCGGCACTGGACTGACCACGTTCACGGGCGCTAACAAGGCGTTGTACTCCACTGGGGCTTCCACGCTTACTGCTGGCACCTTGCCTCCCGCTGCAGGTGGTACGGGCTCTACGGCTACCCCCACTAACGGACAGCTGCTGGTCGGCAATGGCGTCAACTTCACGGCCGCGTCGTTGGGTACCGGCACCGGCATTAGCACGACTACTGGTGCTGGCACCCTGACTATCAACAACACGGGCGTCACCTCGCTGGCAGGCACCGCGCCTGTTAGCGCTAGCGCATCGACGGGATCCGTTTCGGTCAGCCTTGCCTCTGGGTACGGTGATACCCAAAATCCGTACGCGAGCAAGACTGCCAACTACGTCCTCGCTGCGCCTAACGGTGCAAACGGCGCTCCGACCTTCCGAGCGATCGTGGCTTCGGACATTCCGACGCTTAACCAGAACACTACTGGCACGGCGAGTAACGTTACGGGGGTTGTGGCTCCTGCCAACGGTGGTACGGGTGCGTCTACCCTGACGGGCTACGTCTACGGTAACGGTACTGGAGCCATGACGGCTTCGACCACGATCCCCAACTCTGGCACCACGGCCACCAGCGCTAACACGGCTAACGCCATCGTTGCTCGGGATAGTTCTGGCGGCTTCAGTGCGGGTACCATCACGGCGACCGGGCTGTCCTCTAGCGGCAACATTGTTGCCACGAGCGGTGCCAATATTGTGTCGTCCCAGTCGGGCGACGATGCTCGTAACACCGGCATCAAGATGGCCGATGGCCAAGACCTTGGTGAGCTAAACCGTAGCACCCAGTACTACAGCGACTTGGTGGCCAACTGCAACGGCTACATGCCCAACGGCAACTGCGCGGGCAATGCCAACTACACTCCCCCCAACGGCAATTGGTGGACTTGGGGTGTTACCGGCGTGCCTACCGGCAACTGCGCAAACAACGGGCAGTACGACGGTGGCGGCGGGAACACGAGCACTCTGTTCGCGGTTACGGTTGGCTATAACTACGATGCTTACTACCTCGCCGCCGATGAAATTGGCGGGTCGGAGTATCGCCGCAACTACAAGAACTGCAACTGCGGCAACTGCGGTGGCTACAGTCCATCGGGGTTCAACTGCCGGACTAACTGCAACTGCAACTGTGCTTGCGACTGCGCTTGCTGCGGCTGCTGCTAAGAGGGGTACGCAATGAAAGTGCACCTCGTCAAAAACTCTCACGGGCCCGTATCTGGCGTCATGTCGGTTCGCCTTACAGTGGACTCTGAGTTGGGTACGGTTACCGTCGATCTTCTGTATTCGAAGCCGATTGACGAACGGAGCGCGCCTGACCCTATCGAGATTGATGGGGCTTCGTGGTACTTGGTGGATACGTCGGTCTTTAACCTCGCAGCCCTGAGAAACAAGCGCGAGTTTGCCGACTGCACTACGTTCATTCTTGGCATCGACTGGGACAAGAGCAAGTGGAGCTACCCTATCCCGCTGTACGCAGTGTCGATCGACAACAAGCTGACCGCGCATGAGTTGGTGGCTACGAAGATCCTGCCGCCGGTTGTTGTGGGCTTTAACGTACCGTTTGCTGACAGCACGTTCGATGAGTGCTCCGTAACGGTCAACTTGTTCCCGCAGACGGGTAAATGCTTTGTCTACGGCCTCCCGCCGGAAGACATCATTGAGTCTCCGTATTCGTCGTCGGGGCTTGTTCGCGAGCTAGTAGTGTTCCCGCGACTCACTGTCTCCGGTCCGGATGCAGTACCGTCCGGTAGTGACGTAGAGTTCCAAGTGCAGGTTACCGACGCACAGGGTACACCGCTTACCCACGATGCGACGATCTATCTTGAGAGCGTCAACGGGCTGCTGCCGAAGAACCGTATCCGTACGTCGGGAGGCACTGCGACCGTGAAAGTGTTGACGACTGGACTAGACGCCGGGGATACCGTGCGGCTTAAGGCTGGGTTCAAGTTCTACTCCGGTATTGCGGACAAGGAGGTGGTGCTGCAATGACCGTGCGTGAGATCTTCTCCGCGCGCGTCTACACAGGTCACCACCCGCTTGACCCCGAAGTCATGGGGCGCATGCGGGATACCGCAATTGCCACTAACCAGAGACTGAATCCTCTTGGGCACACTTGGACACGTAGGAGCCGGGAGTCGGTTCTTGATACTGGAGCGTTCGACCCGGCAGTCAAAGAGCTTTTACGGGTAGTAGCGGAGCACTACCGCTGCGTACCTCTGTCAATTACTGCCCGTGAAGTGGTCATGCACAAGGGCAGCTTTTTACCGTTTCATTCGGAAGACGCGCACCTATCGGCTATCTATGTCGTCGATACTGATGCACGCCCGGATGTTGCCCTGCAGGACTACTCCGGCGCGTTTGCGCTGTCCCATCCGGGGGGTCCTTTTGGGCTTCGGAACTTGCCTTGGGAGGGGATGCGTACCGACGTGCTGCATCCAAAGGTAGGAGACCTGATCGTGTTCCCCGGGTATTTGGGGCACCACTCGTTCGTGTATAACGGCGAACGGCCGTCGGTCACAATCCACTTCGAACTAAACGTACAGGCTTTTAATGCAAGTCGTTGACACTCTCGTAGACCCTGCGCTAGCTGCAGCCACACGGGAGTTCCTGCGCACTCAAACCCCCCGGTACGGTTGGAAGGCGCACAACGCAGCTCCCGGTTGTTTCTGGCATAAAAACTTTGTGCTGCCTGGGAAGTACGAGCACCACTACGAAGACGGTGTATGGAGCCCCGATCTTTCGTATGCTGCGTTTGTAAACGAGCGGAGCCCACTTGCACAAGTGGCGGAAGTCTTGCGGCTACGAGTATTCAACGGCGTTGAACTTACCCGTATCTGGGCCAACTACCAGAGCTTTGGCGACGAGTCCGCATTCCATAGGGATTTCCCGGATAAGTTTCGAGGCACCGCCAAGACTGTCGTCTGGTATCCGGTTGAAACTTGGGAGCGTGATTGGGGCGGCGACTTTGTGACCCTCGATGACGCGGGTGAGATCGAGCACTGCGTTATGGTCAAGCCTAACCGTGCTGTGATCTTTGACGGCACTACGCCGCATGCCGCCCGCCCTATGTCCCGCTACTGCAATGCGCTGCGTGTGGCAGTGTCTTTTGCTTGTGAGGTGGTCGCATGATTGAAATGCTGTGGCCGACGCCCGTGCTTAGGCAGGCATCCCCTTGGGCCCCCGATGAGCTAGAGGCGCTGCGTTTGTTTACTGTGGAGCGCTTTGATAACCACAAGGCCAACCCACCGAAGCACGCGCTACCTGACATAGACATGAAGCTGCGCACGCAGTTAAACCTGTTCAGCGAGGAACACGAGCGTGGCGCACCTGAGGTATGGTCGCGCTTTCGTGCTTGGGTAGACACTGTGTACCGCGATTACATTCGCGAAGCGTATCGTGTACGTAATGCGCATGAACTTGCGATCGAAGCGCGGTGTATCCCGGTTTGCTATAAGCCGGGCATGCGAGCGCAGCCGCACTACCACCACACCTGCGATCACGTCTTGTGTCTATACCTTGACTGCGGGTACGATCGTACCCCCTACGCAGACCGTGAGAAAAACACGGGGGATGGCGAGCTAGTGCTGCAAGACCCTCGGCCGATGGCGGGGTTTCCCTTTTGGGAGAAAACGAAGTACATTGAGACGACGCCCGGCTTAGTCGTCCTGCACCCTTCGCGGATTTGGCACGAGACTAACGCTTTCAACGCCAAGGGCAAACGAGTTCTTTTGGTTGTTACGCTCCACGTGGTGTCGCATAACTATTTAGAACTATATGAACCTTTGGGCAGCCCGCAGCTGTGGGAATAATTTTGATTAACTCGGCAAACAAAACGTTCAATGGCTAAATTCCTGATTAAGACCAAGTTCCAAGATGGTTCTGAGGGCCCCGCGCTTGAATACGACAACGCGGTGTCCTCTTTGGTCTACGCGGAGAACCGGGCACCTGTGGCCCCTCCAATGCCTAAACGGGAGTTTCCTGAGGCTTTTGCCGTCAGTAAGGACAATCCGGGCAGCAAGACTAGCCCCCGAACGCTGAAGATTTCTCTTGGCTTGTCCTGCAACTACGAGTGCAGCTATTGCAGCCAGCGCTTCGTGCCGCACGCGGAACAAACGAACCCCGATGACATTGAGCCCTTTTTGGCGCAGCTAACCGGGTCGCTGACGCAGGCCCCTCAGCGCATTGAGTTTTGGGGCGGTGAGCCGTTTGTGTATTGGAAGACGTTGAAGCCGCTAGCGGAGAAACTCCGCGTGCTGTATCCCGAGGCGGATTTCAACATCATCACCAACGGCAGCTTGCTCGACGCGGAAAAGAACGAGTGGCTCGACCGCCTCGGTTTTGGTGTTGGTATCTCGCACGACGGCCCCGGCTACCATGTGCGGGGGCTTGACCCTATGGACGATCCTGAGAAGCGTGAGGCCATCATGGACCTGTACCGTAGGTTGCACCCTCAGGGTCGTATCAGCCTGAACGCAGTCATGCATAACGGCAACCGTAGCCGTGCCGCAGTGCAGGAGTGGCACCAAGAGCGCTTTGGTCCGGATGTACAGATCGGTGAGGGCGCGTTCATTGACCCTTACGATGCGGACGGCCTTGCCTCCACGTTCCAGAGTTTTGCCGACCACATTGAGTTCCGGTCTCAAGCCTTTGAGGAGATCCGCAAGGGCAAGGTAGCGCAGCTTAATATCGTGCGGCAGAAGCTGCTTGATTTCGTCAACTCCGTGCGTCTGTCTCGGCCCGCGTCGGCTATTGGTCAAAAGTGCGGCATGGACAGCAAAGACAACGTGGCCGTTGATCTAAATGGCAACGTGCTCACGTGTCAGAACGTCAGCGCAGCTGCTACTTCGTTCAATGGTGAGTCGCACAAGATTGGGCACATCACCGACTTGGCGAACGTCAAGCTCAAGACGGCTACTCACTGGAGCAAGCGCGAAGACTGCAGCAATTGCCCGGTACTTCAGATTTGCAAGGGTGCTTGCATGTTCCTTGAGGGCAACCTGTGGGATGCGGCCTGCGATGCGGCCTTCTCCGATAATGTGCCCTTCTTGGCCGCAGGTATCGAGTACATGACTGGACTCACGCCGTATTACATCGAGGGTGGTCGGGAAGACCGCAGCGACATCTTTGCTAAGGTGCATGGGATCCAAGAGGCACCGCAGAAGCGCGTTATCAAGATTCACCAAGCGGCTCCCGCCGCCGTTGGAGCCTAAGCGTGTTCGGAACCTCTGGCTTTGCACAAGCCCCCTTCGCATCGCTAGCGGAGAAGGCCGCTTTTGCGCTCTTCATTACGGAGAACATGGCACCTAGTGACACTAGTGTGCAGACGTACGCATTTGTGCAAAGCCAGACAGAAACCCTCGTAATCGACGACTTCAATTCGTTGGCCGGATTGTTTTTCGGCAACGTAGACGAGACTATCAGCGCAGCGGATTCCAATACGCAGCAGTCGAATTTTCTTCAGACTATCGCCGAGGATGTCAGCCCGGCGGGCGTCGAGAGCATTTCCGCGCAGTTTTCGCAAACGCGTACAGAAGCTTCCTCGGTCGATGACCCCTTTGATGTCTATACGGCCTTCCAACAGGAGCGCACTGAGGATATTACGGGGGTCGCCGACTCCAGCAAGCAGCAGTCCAACTACAACACGGCTATCTCGGAAAGCAGTGCTATTGATGATGCTCGCGCGATCGCCGCGCAATTCGCACAATCCGTAGTAGAAAATACCACCGCAGAGGCTACTCAGAGCATTACGGCTCAGTTTCTTGCGGCTGTGTCTGAGGGTGCTACGGCTGCGGATTTAGCGACCATCATCAGCGTCTACACGGCTTCGATCACGGAGGCTTTGTCGGTTGATGACGCACGTACCGTAATTGCTGGCTTTGTTACAAGCGTGGTGGCAGAGCTAGATGTCCAAGACGCTCGTACCGTAACTGCGGCGTTCCGGACGGCAATTGCCGAAAATGCTTCCTTTGCTGATAGCTTTAGCGTTACGGGCTGGATCAAGATCATCACCACGCAAAACCCGAACTGGGCAAACATTGCGGATGCGCAGTCGCCCGGCTGGACCGGCATGGATGACAGCCAGACCCCCGGCTGGCAAAATATCAACAATTCCTAGTAGGAGTCTGCCCCAATGGCTTATTCGGATAACCTTAGGATCGAGCTGATTACCACTGGCACTCAAGCCGGTGTGTGGGGCACGACAACCAATACCAACCTTGGTACTATCATCGAGGACTCTATTGCTGGGTACGTCGCTGTTAGTGTCACTTCGGCTAACCAAGCTTTTGTTGTTGTAGATGGAGCAACCGATCAGGCGCGTAATGCGATGATCCGCCTGACCACGACTACGACGGCAAACTTTGCGGTCTACGCTCCCCCGGTCTCTAAGCAGTACGTCATTCAGAACGGCAGCGCGTATACGGCCACAATCTACAACTCGACTGTCTCCGGCAACACGACCGCTGCCGGTGCGGGTGTGGCTATCCCTGCGGGCAAGACCATGACTGTCTGGTCCAACGGGACGGACTTCTTGGTGCAGAACAGCCACGTGATCGGCACTGTGGTTGGGGACGTGACGGGCAACGTTACTGGAAACGTGGCAGGTACTTTGACTGGCACTATTGCTTCCAGCACCACCGCTACGACGCAACCGCCGGGCACTAACACCACGCAGGTGGCTACGACTGCATTCGTCAATGCGGCTACTGGTACGCTGGGCACCATGTCTACCCAGAACGCAAACGCTGTGGCGATTACTGGTGGCACTATTACTGGCACCACGGTAAACGGTATTCTTGTCGGCTCTAACGGATTCGGCACGCGTACGATCTCCACCTCTAGCCCCACTGGCGGTAGCAACGGCGACATTTGGTACAAGGTGTAAGCCATGCCGAATGTCTACGTCAATGCCTCTGGCACGACGCTTCTAGCCAAAGAGATATTCGTTAACTCGCTTGGTACGTGGAAGCCTGTTAAAGAAGTATGGGTCAACGCCTCCGGTGTTTGGAAGCAATCCTTTCCCGACTCTCCGGGCTCCGCTAACTACACTTCCCCCGGCGTCTTTACATTCACTGTCCCGGCAGGCATCTACGCACTGAACAACGTCCGGATTGTTGGTGGCGGCGGTGGCGGCGGTGGCGCAACGGGCTCTGGCGACAACCACGCGGGTGGCGGTGGCGGCTCTGGTGGCTACTACACGGGGCAGACGATTGCTGTTACTCCCGGCGATACGATCTCGGTCACAGTCGGTGCTGGTGGTACGTCGGGTACGTTTGACTTCAACGGCAACTTGATTTGCCTCGGTACTGGCGGGCGCAACACATACAACGGTGGTGCTGGCGGAACTTCATCTATCTACCGCAACGGGTCTTTGGTGCTGCAAGCTACTGGCGGCCAAGGCGGCTGGTATTCGGTTGGTGACAACTGCTCGGCGTACTCTGGCGCTGGTGGGTCTCCAAACGGTGTGGCTGGCGGGCCGGTCAACTGTACGCGTAACAGCTACAGCTACACCACTGGGGGTAGCAACGGGACTGGCTACGGTACCGGCGGCCACTCGCAAAATAGCTCCGGCACTTGCACTACCGAAGGTACTGCGGGTAACGTGTACTTCACGTGGTGATGCATGTTTACGGACAACAAGACTGTTGCCGAGCGGCTTGCGATATGCGAGAAGTGTGAGCGCTACTCGTTAGGTATCTGTGGAGAGTGCGGTTGCGTGATGCAGCTTAAGTCTCGGCTAAGCGGTATGAGTTGCCCCCTGCAGAAGTGGGGCAGAGCGGAGGACAAAAATGCTTGAGCTATTCAGCGGCGGTATTCTGGGCGGTGTCTTTGGTGGTATTTTCCGCCTTGCACCCGAAGTCCTGAAATTCTTCGACAAGAAGAACGAGCGCCAACACGAGTTGGCCATGTTCGAGCATCAGTGCGATCTGGAGAAAATCCGGGGCCAGCAGAAGCTTGCTGAGATCGGTGCGCAGCGCGACGCTGCGATCGACGTGGGAGTTATGGATGCCTTCAACGCCGCGATCAATCAGCAGGCCGAGATGGTCAAAGCTGCGGGTGGTTGGTCGGCTGCGCTGTCTGCTTCTGTGCGGCCCGTGGTGACCTACTGGATCCTGTTTATCTGGTCGTTCATCCATGTATGGTTTGCGTGGAACGCATGGATAGCTGGCATGCCTCCGGCGGAAGTCTTCAAGCAGCTTATGTCGCCCGATTTCTCGGCGCTGCTGTCCGGCACCATCAACTATTGGTTCCTCGATCGCACTTTGCAGCAGCGTGGGCTGTGATGCAGGTGGATCTTGCAGCCGAGCTTTGCCGTAGGTTCGAGGGCTTCAAGTCCAAGCCCTACCTTTGCCCGGCCGGGATCCCTACGATCGGATACGGATCTACGTACTACTCGGACGGCAAGAAGGTCACGCTCCAAGATCCGGCAATTACAGAAGTGGAGGCGCGTGCTCTCTTACTGTCGGAACTTCGACACACCTATGCGCCGGGGGTCATGCGGCTGTGCCCGGGGCTGGCAACCAACCCCGCCGCCTTCAACGCCATCGTGGATTTCTGTTACAACCTTGGTGTCGGCCGGTTGCAGACGAGCACGCTCCGTAGGAAAATCAACGCCCAAGACTGGGAAGGCGCAAAGGAGCAATTGATGCTCTGGACGCGGGGTGGCGGCAAGGTGCTGCCCGGCCTAGTTAAACGGCGCACCGCCGAGTGCGCACTGATTGGATAACCATGCCGCTGCAAAAACTCCAACTTCGCCCGGGGGTTAACCGCGAATCCACCACGCTATCCAACGAAGGGACGTGGTTCGAGATGGATAAAGTCCGTTTCCGCTCTGGCTTCCCCGAAAAGCTTGGCGGCTGGGTTAAGGACACTGGCTCCGCCTATATCTCTAACGGCACGCTAGCCCCCACTACCGGCTCTTTCTGGGGCGTTTGTCGAGCACTCTTTAACTGGGTCACCCTAGCAGGCTTCAACCTGATGGGAGTCGGTACTAACTTAAAGTACTATATCCAGCAAACCGCAAACGGTTCGTTCTACGATATCACGCCCCTTCGGGCAACGCATACGGTTGCTTCTAACGCCTTCACCACGGTCATCACCAGCAAAACCGTAACGGTCAACGATACGGCGCACGGTGCGCAGGCGGGGGATTTTGTAACCATCTCTGGCGTTGCTGGCCCCGTTAACGGCATCCCGGCGGCCGACCTTAACAAAGAGTTCCGAGTCGCCACGGTAGTCAGTAACAACGCATACACGATCGTTGTGGCTACTGCTGCTACGTCTTCTGGGACGGCTGGCGCTGCTACTTTCACCTACCAGCTTACGACGGGTGGCGATGTCTACACTGTGGGTGTGGGCTGGGGCGCAGGTGGCTGGGGCGGGGTGACGACCGGATACGCCTCTACTGGCTGGGGTAGTCCTTCGTCTGCTGGTGTGGGTATCGGCACGCAGCTGCGGCTGTGGAGTCAAGACAACTTCGGTGACTACCTCGTCATGAACCCCCGTGGTGGGGCTTTGTATCTGTGGGTGCCCGCCGCTTCGCCGACTACCTACAACCGCGCGCAGGTTCTGTCCTCGACCAACACCAATACCCAAGACGGGCAGCAGTACTGGTTGACGGATTCTTCGTGCCCCACGGTAGCCAACATCGTGGCAACCTCGGACACCTCGCGGTTCGTGATTGCGTTTGGCTGTAACGATTACGGCTCCTCGACGCTGGATCCGCTGCTTGTGCGCTGGTCGGATCAGGAAAACTACAAGGTCTGGTATCCGGCGGCCACCAACCAAGCGGGCAGCTTCCGGCTCAGCGTGGGCTCCAGCATCGTTGCGGAACTGCAGTCTCGTCAGGAAATTCTGATTTGGACGGATGCGGCTTTGTACTCCATGCAGTACCTTGGCCCGCCGTACGTGTGGGGGTTCAACATCCTCGCCGACAACATTTCGGTCATCAGCCCTAACGCAACGGCGACCGCCGCTAACGTGACCTACTGGATGGGGCTGGATAAGTTCTACATGTACTCCGGTCGTGTGGAGACGCTCTATTGCCCGCTGCGCCAGTACATCTTCGGCGACATCAACATGAACCAGTCGTACCAATTCTTTGCTGGTACGAACGAGGGCTTCAACGAGATCTGGTTCTTCTATTGCTCCGCTAACTCGGATGTTGTAGATCGCTACGTAATCTACAACCACTTGGAGAAGATCTGGTCGTATGGCAATTTGGAGCGCACGGCTTGGTTGGATACTGCTCTGCGGGAGTTCCCCTCGGCTGCAGGCTATGGTGGTCAGCTTATCTACCACGAAGATGGTGTGGACGACGGCACTACCAACCCGCCCAGCCCGATCGAATCGTACGTTCAGTCTGCCGACTTCAACATCGGTGACGGGCACAACTACGGCTTCGTCTGGCGGATGATTCCTGACGTGACCTTTGACGGCTCTAAGGTCAATAACCCCGAGGTTGTGTTTACGATGCGACCCCGCCAAAACCCCGGCTCCGCCTACAGCGCAGCGGACACCCCGTCGGTTGTCAGCGCGCAGAACTACCAGAACCAACGCAACTACACGGTGCAGGAGTTCACGCAGATCGTCTACACCCGCGTGCGCGGACGCCAGATGGCGTTCAAAGTCAGTTCGTCCGGCCTTGGCGTGCAGTGGCAGCTGGGTGTTCCGTCGATTGATGTTCGTCCGGACGGCCGTCGATGACCTTGCTTAACACCCCCAAGGCCCCCCGTCTGCTCAACGCCCCGGTGGCGTATGAGCAGCGATACCACGACCTGAGCAACGACGTGCTGCGGCTGTATTTTGCGCAGCTGGATAACGCGCTGACCTCGGCGTTGGGGCGGCTGGGGGGTCAGTATTTGGACAACCCTTATGCTGCGGCGCAGCGAACCACGTCCAAGACGTTTACGGTAAACACCCCCACGCAGATTACGTTCGACCAAAACGATTTTTTAAACGGATGTACTAATCCCGGAACGGACGGTATTAGGGTTGAACAGTCGGGCATTTACAACTATCAGTTTAGTGTTCAGTTTAAAAACACCGATACCCAGATTCACTCCGCATGGATCTGGCTGCGCGTCAATGGCGTGGATTTACCGGGTACTGGAAGTAAGTTTGACGTTACCTCGTCCCACGGTGGGATCTCGGGCTTCGTTATTGGGGCCGCTAACTTCTATGTACGGATGAACGCTGGGGACTCGGTGGAAATGTGGGCTGCCGTTGATAGCACGCTGGTTACGTTTGATGCACTGGCCGCGCAAACTACCCCCTTCGCGATGCCTTCCATCCCCTCCGTAGTGATGACGCTTTCGTTTGTATCCGCGCTACCCGCGTGATAGACTCAATTAACCCATATTCCGTGAGGCCCCAATGAGCCTGCAACTAGCCGCACATCACCTTGCATCGAAAGGCCGGGGGCCGGACACCATGCTTGTCCATATGGCCCCTAGTGAGGTCCACGGACTTCAAGCCCTTGCTCGTGCGCATGGCGGTACTCTTACTGTTAACCCGGACACGGGCCTACCGGAAGCTGGGTTTCTCTCCAAGATTTTGCCGACCATTGCGGGTGTTGGCCTGTCTGTCCTTTCTGGCGGCACGCTCACTCCTCTCATGGCGGGCATGATTACCGGCGGCGTTACTGGACTTGCTACTGGCGACCTGAGGAAGGGTCTCATGGCTGGTCTCGGCGCATACGGCGGTGCGGGTCTGGGCGCAAGCATCTCTGGTCTGGGCGCTGCGGCTAACGCCGCCGAGGCTGTCTCTCCTACTATTGGCCCCGCCGCTCTGGCTGAGGCTGCCCCTGCTACTGGCGTCACGGTTGGTGGTCCTATTGCCGCCCCCGCTGTAGAAGGTGTGGCACTGCCGCCCTCTGAATATGCTGGGTTTGCGCCGACTACTTCGCAGTACGGCGCGTTTGGTGAGGCTCCTGTACCCACCGCAGCCGCCGCGCCCATCGCAGCGCCTGCACCGACTACGGGGATGCCTGAGTTGGGGGCTGATGCCAACGCTAAAGACATGCTGCTGCAGCGCGGTGAAGTTACTTCCCCTGCGATTGCGCCGACTAAGTCTCCGTTCGACACGTTCAAGGCTGGTCTGCAAGAAGCAGCTAAGGATCCGTCCAAGCTGATGACCCCCAGCAACATGATGACGATCGGTAGCGCACTGCTGCCCGCATTGATGGGTGGCAAGTCTGGTGTCCCCAGTGGCAGCGGCCCGAACCCCTACGAGTACACCTACGACTACAAGACTGGTCAGTACACCCGCGTGCCGACTGGTACCCGTGATTCGAGGGTCATGACGCCTAATGTCCCGATGCAGCGCATGGCGGTGGGCGGCCCGGTCGAGGCTATGTCTGAGCGCAACGTGCAAGAGATGCTTATGGCTAACGGTGGCGTGCAGTACGCTCGCGGCGGCCTGTCTCACCTCGGCGACTACTCTGATGGTGGCCGACTGCTTCGCGGTCCCGGTGATGGTGTGAGCGATTCGATCCCGGCTGTGATTGGCAATAAGCGCCCGGCGCGTCTGGCTGATGGCGAGTTCGTGGTCCCGGCCCGCATTGTGTCTGAGCTTGGTAACGGCTCTACTGATGCTGGTGCGCGCAAGCTGTACTCCATGATGGACCGCGTGCAGAAGAATCGCAGCCGTACGGTCGGCAAGGGCAAAGTTGCGGTTAATAGCCGTTCGGATAAGTTCCTGCCCGCATGACTATTGCATACGCCGTAGAGGACCCAGCGCTCTTTATCGAGGCGCTCAAAGGAATCATCCCCCTCCACTACGACGAGCTATGTGTCACGAAGGACTTCCCGCTGATGCCCGACTACGAAGCGTACGGGCGACTTCAAGTGGCCGACATGCTGAGGTGCATTACGGCGAGGGACGGAGATAAGTTGGTCGGCTATGCGATCTTTATCGTGCAGCCCCACTTGCACTACAAGACGTGCAAGACCGCGTTTGAAGACATCTACTTTCTTCGGAAAGAACATCGACTGGGGCGCACGGGTATCCGGCTCTTTCAGTTTGCGGAAGAAGCATTGCGGGCCGACGGTGTGAATCGAATCATCATGCACACCAAGGTCCATTTGGATAACTCGCGGCTGTTCGAGTACTTGGGCTACAAGCACACCGACAAGCTGTACACGAAGATTTTGAGTACGGAGTAATCATGAGCTACTCGCGCCGACAACTCTATGCCGCAGGGGAGCCCCTCGGCGAGTGCGTTACCCGCAAAGAAGGCGGGCGCGTCATTTATGGCGGTGGCGGCAGTGCCCCCGCTACGCAAACGCAGATCACGGACATCCCCGAGTGGGCCAAGCCTACCGCTGAACGTAATCTGTCCAAGGCCGAAGCACTGACTTCGGATAAGCCGTACGTTAGTTACGGTAGCTGGGCAAAGAACCAAGGTCTGGACCCCAATCAAGTTGCCGGATTCACTGGCATGCAGAACCAAGCGTTTGAAGGCGCTCAGAATCTGCAACCGGCTCAGGGCCTCGGTGTGGCGCAGGGGTTGACCGGCCTAGCTTCGATGGGTGCTCTTGGTACTCGGTACAACCCGTACCAGACCGGGCAGTTCGGCCAGCAAGCGGGTGACTATATGTCCCCGTTCATCCAGCAAGCACTGGACCCCCAACTGCGTGAGTTGTCTCGGCAATCCGAGATGCAGCGCAACATGAACCAAGCTCAGGCTGTCGGTCAGGGTGCGTTTGGTGGTTCCCGCCAAGCCATCGTTGAAGCCGAGCGCCAGCGCAATCTGGGTCAGCAACAGCAAAACGTACTGTCTCAGGGCTACCAGCAAGCCTTCGATCGGGCGCAGCAGCAGTTCAACACGGAGCAGCAGCTTCGGGAGCAGTCTCGTCAGTACGGCGCGGGTCTTGGCTTGCAAGGGCTGCAGACGGCGCTTCAGGGCGCGGGGCAACTTGGCAATCTGGGCGCGCAACAGTTCGGCCAGCAGAAGGATATTATCGGTCTGCAAAGTCAACTGGGTGCTCAACAGCAGCAGCTGGATCAAGCCAAAATCAACGCCCAGATGCAGAACTATGCTGCGGAGCAAAAGTACCCGTACCAGCAGCTTGAGTTCATGTCGAACATTCTTCGTGGCACCCCGATGGGTACTACGCAGACTCTGTTCCAAGCCCCGCCGACGATGGGTCAGACTATTGGCTCTCTTGGTATGGGTGCCTACGGCATCAGCCAACTCATGAAGGCGGACGGTGGTTCGGTTAGTAGCTACGCCGACGGTGGGTCTGTTACCAGCAGCGCGTTCCTTGAGGCAGCTATCCGTAAGCTGTCCGACGCACAACTGCAGATCGAAGTTACCGAAGCTGAGAAGGCCGGTGACCAAGGCCGACTCGCTCTGCTGCAAGAAGAAACCCAACGCCGAGCCTCTGCCCGTGGGGGTAACGAGGGTGCGGGCCTGAGCAGCATCTTCAGCGAGCAGATGGCTAACAATGTTCTGCCTACCGAAGAATCCATGGCCAACGGCGGCATCGTTGCATTTGCCGAAGGGGACGTGGTTGACGACGATGAGGAAGACACCCGACCCACCACGGTTGGGCGGGGCAACGCTGCGATTTACGACCAACTGACTGGCATGTACCCCGGGATTATCCGGGACATTCAGGGGGCTACGTACCGCGACATGCCGGAAGAGCAATACAACAAAGTAATCCAGAAGCGGTATGACATGCTGTCCAAGATGGCAGGTGAGAGCCCGTATGAGGGCCTGCGCAAAAAGATTGACGAGTTCGACGCTGACCGGGAACAAAGCCTGTCTCAAGGTCGGGGCCTCGCCGCGCTTCAAGCCGCCGCTGCCATGATGCAGGGGCATGGGTTCGCTCGTGGTCTCGGCCAAGCGGGCGGTGCATTCGCTCAAAGCTACGGTCAGGCACTGCAGGCTGATCGCGCTGAAAAACGGTCTCTTGCCAGCATGAAGATCAATCTTGCCGACGCCGAGCGCAAAGAGCGTATGGGTCTCACCCGGGACGCCATCGCCGCTGCCGACCAAGCGCGTAAGGATCATGCCGACGCCCAAGGGTTTGCCCTTAAGAAAGCCAACGCACTGGCTGGAGTGGTTAGTAAGGGTGCCGCCGCTACCAAGCCGCCGAAACCCACCAAGGGTCCGGGCCCGGCTAAAGGGTACGACGCTCTGGCTGAAGCCATCTACCAAGGCAAGATCGCTACGGGTTCGCCTCCGGGGGCCGCTACGCGTGCCGCTGCCTATACTGAAGCTGCTGACAAGTGGGGCAAGCAGACCGGCACTGAGCGTACTGATGTGACGACTCGTGGGCAAAACGTAACCGCGTTTAAGGAAGCAGCAGCCCGTGTAGATAAGCAACGCGTGCTGGCCCCGGCCAAGTTCAAGAAGTTTGCGGCGGAGAACCACGGCGGTAACGAAACCGCTGCCCGGGAAGCGCTCATCCTTCAAGACATGGAGAACATGAACCGGGTTGTCGATACGCTTGGCGGGGCCCCGGCCCCCGCTGCGGCACGCCCCGCCGTAAACCCTAATTCTTCCCGCCCGGCTGCAAATCCTAGTACAGTACAGGGGCTGCCCCCCGGGGCGACGGTTAAAGGTAACGAGGTTTTCGACGCAAACGGGGCCTTGATCGGACACGTAACCCCTTAAGACATAAGCTATGAAATTCGTTCCCCTCAACCAAGCCGAACAGCAAGTAAATGAGGGGGGCGAACAGCCTCTGCGGTTTGTACCGCTCCAAAAGGAAGCACCTGCACCTGCGGCGTCGGTACTTGCTCCCCCTGCCAAACCCACCAAGCCGGTAAAAGGCGAAACTGCCGAAGATGTCATGCCTGAAGAGGTGGACATCGCTGATCTGGCACGCCCCAGAGAGGCTAAAGGCTTCCATCCCGGGCAGGAGCTAACGAAGGGTATCAAGGCCGGACTCGTCGGCCTCAAAAGCATGCCGACTACGTTTGGCATGGCAGGTATCTCTGATGTCTTAGTCTCGGCGCAAAAGAACAACGACATTCTGGATCGGATCGATGCTGGACAGATTACGTCCGCTCGCGAGGCACGGCAGATGTCTGGGAACGACCCCCGGGTCGGCATGTACTTTGCGTCTGATGCGGCTACTCGTCAGAAGATTCGACAGAGTTTCACCAACGACCTGCTGAAAAACAAGCAGCTTCTGGCCGCGTCTATGAACGCATTCCAGCAGTATCAGCGGGAGTCCAAACAATACAAGGGTCGTACTGAAGACGTTACGTCGGTTCGCTCGCCGACTGACTTCGGCAACTGGCTAGCCAAATCCCTTGGCGAAGGTGGCGTGCAGCTGGCTCCGCTTATGGTCGCTGCGCTAGTGGCTAAGTCTCCGGGCGTATTTGCGCTGGGCTCCAGCATGGAGGTTGCCGGTGGCGTGCAGAACCGCATGGAGTTTCTGGGTAAAGAACTTCAGAAGCTTTCGCCCGAAGAACGCGTCAACCGTGTTGCCCAGTACCTGAACGAGACTAACGATACTACGGTTGCCGCAGGGCTTCTTTCCGGCTCGCTTGATGTCCTACTCGGCCCGGCGGCTAAGGCTGCTAAGCTAACCGCTAAGAACTTCCTACAGTACTCCACTCGCAAGGGTGCAGTGAAGGCAGCGGCAAAAGAACTGCCCAAGGATGTCGGCGAGGAATTCCTCACTGGCGCTGGACAGGAAGCTATCCAGATTGGGGCTGAGAAAGTTCTCGGCGAGCAGCAAGACGTAGCTACGCTTGCGAACCTCAAGCGCGTGATTAACGCTGCGGCTAAGGAAGCCGCCGGGGCTCCGGTGGGTACCGCAGTTAACGTGGGCCGTGCCGCTCTCGCTACTCCGGCTCTTCAGGGTGTCGAATTTCCGGCACCTCCGGCTCAAGAAGCCCAGCGCGTGGAGCCCACTATGGGTGAGGGCCCGTTGCAAGCCCCGCCTAGCCAACCCTCGGTGAATGTGGAGCCTCTCGGCGAAGCTGAGCCCCCCGCGCCGCCGACTACCTCTGCACCGCCCCCGCTCGCTGCGCAAGAACAAGCCCTGTTTGAGGCTGAACGTGACGGGTTGATTAGTCGTGGGGTCCCCGAAGATAGCGCCGACCGAATCGCGAAGCGGCGAGTTGCTGCTGCGCGTAAGCAACGCATCCGGGATCTGATCGCCCAGCCGACTGAAGACGAGATTCAGAATCGCGCTAAGGAGTTGATCGACTCGGGTATGGACCCGGCGTTGGCTATTGACGAAGCGGCAAAACAGATTACTGCAGAAAGAGAAGCCGATGCGTATGCTGCAAGCGAACAGGCAGGAGTTGGAGACACTACTGCAACTGTCCCCGGAGCAACTGGAGAAGGCGTGGGTGTGGCTGGACAACCCGCTGCAGATACCGCCGCCCCCGGAGTTGGAGTTTCTGAGCCAGAGGCAGTGGTTCCTACTGGACAGACTCCTGCAGCAGACGTGGGAGGAGAAGGCGCACAGCCCGGTGCAGTAGAGGGTAAGTTCAACCCGTTTATTTTTGCTCAGCAGTCCGCGGACTCCGCGTTTGCGGACGCTGGTAGTTTTGCGTCCGAGCAGGATGCGATTGCCTCTTACCGTGAGAACGTAGTCGATACTTTGCGTGAGCAGGGGCGAGACCACCCCCGTACCGTAGAAATGGCGTTGGAGATCTACGACGACGCTATTAACGCTCGTACTGCATCCGCACCCACTGAACCCGCAACCACTGAACCTACCGATGGCACTCAAACCCCTGAAACCCAGCAAGCAGAAGCGCAAGGACCGGAAGCACCCGCCGCAGGAGCACCCGCAGGCGTAGAGGCCCCCGCTCCGAAGAAGCGCCGTGTCGCAGCTGAGGGCAAAAAGCTTGGCCGACCCGTTACGTTGACGCCGGAGCAGAAGGCGGAAAACGCGGAAGCGAAGAAAGCGATTCAAGCCCACAAGGCTCGGGCTGAACGCGCGATCACTAACGCCAAGACGGTGTTGGACGCGCTGTCCAAAATGGACACCATTGAGGTGGACGCCCTCGGTGTCGATGGACGAGCCGCGCTTCGAAACAAAAAACGCGAAGCGATCGCCACTTTGCTGGATCTGCAGGATGACCCGTACATTCGCGGCACTGCGGTTGGGAAGCGGGTAAAAGAAGCTCTCACCCACCCCAGCATCACGAAGCAAGAACTTGCTGACCTCAAGAAGGGGCTGGAGGCTAAGAAGGCTGCTGAGCAAACCTCTCGGTCTTCGGCCGGTGGCGCTCCTGCGGACTCCCGGTTCAACAAGTTTACCAACGGTGCGCAAGCGCTGTCGCACATCATTAAGACGGGCAATGCGTTCCAGAAGATGCTGGGTAAGCGCCTTCGCGCCTTTGTCAGTGATGTGAAATTTGCGGTCATCGAGCAAGGGGATGCACTTCCCGCGCAACTGCAAACCGCGCGCAACAACCGAGAGTGGAACCGCGCCCGCGCTCTGTATATCGAAAACGGTATTACTGGGGAGAAGACTGTCTACGTCCGTGGCGAATCTTTCGGGGCAGAGAGCCAAGGGGTAAACAACGTCACTGTGCTGCACGAGTTGCTGCACGCTGCTACGAACCGCAAAGTTGCGTTGGCCGTAGATGCCATCAGTCGCGGTGTCAGTCTGAACGACCCGCTTGTCCGTGCAGCACAAGATCTGCTGCGCACTATGCGAAGCGCGGTTGATACCTACAACGCTATGGCTAAGGCGGGCAAGGTATCCCGCAGGCTCGCTGCAATCGCTAGGGGGCAGGAAGGTGCTGCGCTGACGGATCCTCGGGAGTTCATCGCATACGGCATGTCGGATGAGGACTTCCAAAACTTTTTGATGCAGACCCGGGGATACGAAGAAGACACTACCTTCTTCAACCGTTTCGTGCGTGGCGTGCGCAAGCTGTTTGGTATGGAGGAAGGCGTCGCCAATGCGCTGTCTGACCTGATTCTGGTTACCGACACTATCCTGCGCAGCAAGGCACCGGCAAAGGGCGTGTTTAAGGGGTCGGTCTCTGCTTACGTCATCCCTGAAAATGAGGACGAGTTCGGGAATCCGATCCGCACTCCGCAGGAGATGAAAGTCGCCTCGGAGAAAGCTAGGTTCGCTACTGAAACTTCTCGCGCCTTTGAAGAGTCTCGGCGGGCGGACAAAGTACTGCCTGCTCTGCGTCAGCTAGTTGCGCGCGGGTGGATGGGCATGAACGAGACCGCGATCAAGCGCTTGGTCGAGCAGCCGACGTTCACGTTCCTCGCTGATTGGTCCGGGATTCAGTCTCTTAAAGACGCGGAAAAGAACGTGCAGCTACTCAACGGCATGGCTACTAGCCTGCTTACTGGTGCGCACAAGGTTATTGTTCCGCTGGAAAAAGCGCTCAATCCGTTCTTCTTCGCTGGTCGCAAGGCTGGCCTGCGCACTAAGCTGGAGAACCTTATTTACGAAACCACGACGGCGCGCTATGACCCGTCGGACCCGAACAAGAAAGAGACGGACTTCCGGCTCGATAAGATGTATCAGGACATTGGTCCTGAGGGGCGCAAGCTCTACAAGATGGTCAAAGACTACTACTCTGACCTGATTGATCTGTACTCGGACCTGCTCGACCAGCAGATTGAGAACCTGCGCGGGGTGTCTCCGGAGGTTAAGAACAACCTCATGCTTACCCTACGGCGCACGTTTGAGGCTGAGATGCGTATCCGGCCGTACTTCCCGCTGGTGCGCCACGGAGACTACTGGGCGCGGGTGGAGGTAGACAAGGAGCCTGTGTTCCTCATGTTCGACAACGCGGCGGACCGTGAGTCCGCACTGCGCGAGTTTGCAAAAGAGCGTGGGGAAAACTACGAAGAACTGCGAGACGCAAAGAAGATTACGCTTGGTGAAGGCCAGCGCGAACTGCGGTTCAGGACTCAAGGCCAGAGCGCTATGCTCACGCAAATCTTTGAAGCCCTCGATAAGGAGGCTTTCGATAGCCCTGAAGCGAAGGAAGCGCTCAAGGACTCCATCTATCAGATCTATTTGGCTACGATGCCGGAACAGTCGTTCCGCAATCAGTTCGTTCACCGTAAAGACCGAATCGGCTTCAGCACTGACCTGATCCGTAATATGTCCTCGTCGGCATCCAAGATGTCGATTCAGCTTGCTCGTCTGAAGTACGCTCCGATCCTGCGCAATAACATCGACGCTGCGGCGGACGTGGCCGAGGATAAAGACAACCTGCGCCCGTTCGTGGCGGAAGCGCGCAAGCGTGTGGAGTCTGTGCTCAAGGGCCCCACGGATGATGCGTTCGACGCAGTCGCGGGGCTGGCTAACAAAGTTAGCTTCACTATGTATCTGTCGGGGGCTTCGTCCGCGCTGGTGCAGCCGTTCTCTCTGTACATCACTGCGCTTCCGGTGATCGGTGCTAACAGTGGCAACATGCCCGGTGCAGCCAAGGAGTTGATGAAGGCAGTCGGCGACATTCGCAACTACGGCGTTACCACCACTAACGCGGATGGATCTGTGTCTCTCGCCGCTCCTAGCCTTGCAAACAGCACCCGTCTGAGCACGGATGAGCGCCGTGCGGTTAAGGCTATGGAAGACCGAGGTCTTGCCAAGAACACCTACGCTAACCTTGTGTGGGCACGGCAAGGAGTTTCTACCGACTACGCGTCTACCACGCTGGGCAAAGTCGGTAAGCTGGGCAAAGAAGCTGGCAACTTGGTAGTCGGCGCGCTCATGCATAACGTGGAACGTCTGACCCGTGAGGCTACGTTCTTGGCTTCGTACCGCCTTAACCGCCGCAAGTTCGACAAGGAAGGCATGACCCCCGAGGAGGCGCACCTCTCTGCTGTTGACCAAGCAGCTAGCGACGTGAACGAAGCGCTCGCCGACTACGACGTGTCGAACCGCCCGCGCTGGATGCAGAAGGGCATTGGCCGCATCGTTGGTCAGTTCAAGATGTTCCCCGTGCACACCATGCTGCTGCTCGGAACGAACTTTGTCCGTATGCTGCCCATGCTCAACAAAGAGGGTAAGGCTGCGGCGGCCAAGAAGTTCTTCGGCATCCTCATGACCACCGGAAGTATCGCTGGTATGCAGGGGCTCCCGCTGTTCGGTAGCCTCGCCGCTGCGATCGCTTGGCTCGTTTCCCAAGCTGCCGGGGATGATGAGGATGAGACTACTCGT